CTATTTCTTTGCCCCAGGTGGTTGAAAACTGTGGCGAACAGTAACTACATTTAAAATTACAGCCGTGATTAAAATTTACTTCCACATATCTCGGTGTCCAGTTGGTGTCTGTGGGATTAGCCACAATGTTGTCAAAGTCCTGTATGGCCCATGGTTCACCTGAACGATACACTCTGTCTGAAATACCGCCAGCATCTTCAATTTTCCAACAATAACTACAACCCGGAGGCCTTTTGCCGGCCAACATCTGTTTTCTCTGTTCTATTTTTTCGTCGGTGTTGTGTAGTCTTGCAGGATTACTTGCCACTGCTTTGGGATCAATTCTGTGCAATGGTGGATGATAACAACTGTTAGTCATGCCTGTGGGTAGATGTAGTGATACTTGATTCCATTTGGCCAAACAGAAACTAGGAGAAACACTGTCTAGTTTTTCTTTGGCGGTGTTAGCATCTTTTTGATAATCACTTTGTTTCAAGATCTTGTACTCCTCTGTTTACCCACGCAGGTTTACTGAACTTCACAAACCTACTTTGTCTGGCATCAAGTTCAACAACAGGAATATCCAATCTCTGTCTGATACTTTCTCCATACATTTTAATTTCATCATCTATGTTACTGTCTATAGAAAAGTATTCAGAAATTTTTTCGAGGTCACTGACCTGTTCGTGATCAACTTTGTCCAGCACAGTATTGTAACAACCAATCCTGGCACCTAACATCGCATACTTTCCGTTTTCAACGTCAGCACCCACGCTCATCCATGTGCTGAGATTCATTATGTTTGAATAGTGTATTCTTTCTTTGAACATTGCAGGCTCTATGGGTTTGCCTTGATCAATACTCATCTTTACGCCTTCTCTGTAACCGGCCACAAAAGCCTGCTCAGGAGTTGAGTTCATCACACTTGTGCTGTAACAGTTGTGTAAATTTGCATGTGGCACTGTCCAACAAAAATCAATTTTGGCTCTTTTGTCCTGTGCGTTTTCATGTGTTTTCATTTGTAAACAGGTTTTTCTGTTCCAACCAACCAATCCACCATTGCCATAAATTAGACCGTTTATAATATTTTTGCCTCTCCACCTATGCACGTGTTTGGGATTTGTTTTGCTCCAATCTAGTGTCTGCAAAAGGAATGACTCGTCTATGATGTTATCACCATCCACACTAATAAAAAAATCTGTACTGGCAGTCTCAGCGGCGGCTTTGTGTGCATTGTCAAACCCTTTTACCCCGTGAACACGTTTTGCCCATGGCACTTTGTTCAACAGGTCAGCATAATTCTCCTCACAGTTTGGTTCTTTGTAACTGATGAAAACAAAATCTAGATCTAATATTTTTACTTTGTTGTCCATGTGTATATTTTTTCTTTTTTGTTGATGTTAGATTTAATCCAGTATGGATTGCTGTCTACGAGATTAAATCCTTTTCCGTCTGTGGATTTTCTTACTTCTTTCCATAGAATTGTTTGTTTTTTTAACACTGCAACAATTTTGCCTTCTATGTATTTGAAATGTGAAAGATCTTGATCTTTTAATTTTTTATATGTTGGAATATCAATTTCTATACTATCATTTTGTTTGACATCACCAACAGCAGTGATATCTTCATCTAAAACATTAATATAATATTTTTTTGGCTCATTAAATTTATAATTGTCAAACGCCTTAAAGAATTCGCTCATTGATCTCCTTTGGTAAATCTTTTTTGTGATAGTGCCATATCCTGTCAGTCCTGTATCCTCCGAGATAAACATTGTTATCAAGTATTTGTGGATATAGGTAATTGCTCTCATCAGTGTATCTTGCAGTGTTAATGTTTAACAGGCATTTGTTATGCACAAAATTAAACCATTCTAGTTTAACTGCGTCTAGTTCTAATGGATCCATTATTTTGTTTGCGAGTGCATATACCACGTCTGTTGTGGGATTTTCATCATGACAGTCAATCAAGATGTTTTCTTTGACATATTTCCAATTTTGTATAATTGCCTTGCACAAAATAAAATGACTTTTTGCAAATTGACTCCGTCTAAAATATGTTAATCCACTGTACACATCAGGCAAATAATTTTTTGCAAATATCTTTCTGTATGGACTTTGTTTTACAACATTGTCTTTGTAATCTCTGCAATGATATGAAAACACCATGTTATATTGTTGCAATTGATTCCACCACCAATCAGTGCTGTGTGTAAAAAGCATATCTGCTTCAAGTTTTATATTGTGAGTCCATGGAGTAAGGTCAAAAATTTTGTATTCATTGTTTAACTTCCATTCAATGTTTTTGCTTTCGTCTTGCTCCAAAGGAATGATTCTGTCAAAAAGATCATGTGGCAACTTTGTACCTTTGTCTACAATAATGGCAATGTTGTTTTCCTTACACAATCTCTTGATACTTTTAGCAAGTGCTATACTCAGTTCCACATAGTCGGTTGTGCTATTGTTCTGTGCAATCCATATAAATCCTCTATCACGATTCATTGATAAACTCCTTGTTAAAAACATGCACGTCTTGTTGATAAAGTGTTGCATAGTTGTTTTTCCATTTGTATGTTAAACTGTTCATGTCAAAGTTTAAAACCTCAGCACCATAACCCATCATCATCATTGGATGTGGAATACGGTATGCTTTATTGTTTGGACCGTACAACTGATGCAGTGCAATTGCAAAAGCATAATCATTTCTAAAAGTGGCAAATTTTAATCTGTAAAGATATTTGTAGTGCATATAATTTTTTTTGATATGCTTAACTAAATCAAACACAGATTTTACAAAAGGATTCTTTTTAAAAATTACAACAGTCGCCCATACCAAAGGCAATGTGGCGTCACGTTGATCCCAAAGATTATTTTGTTCCGCAATATCAAAAACTTTGTCATGCAACAAGATGTTTTCACAACCTTTTGCAAGTTCTTTTAATTTGTCGGTCATTACAAAATAATCACAATCCAAAAGTATTGTGGTGTCATAAGGTGATAGATCATAAGCATTGGATCTTTCAAGATTGTACCATACTACACCTTTGGCATCAAGATATTGACGTTTGTTTCCTGCAGTGGGTTTTACAATTATATTGTTTGCACCTTCAAACTCTCTGTCTCCAACTACTGTGACAGGCAGTTGTAGATATTTTTTAATGTGCTTGATACATCTACGTGTTAATCTATCATAACTTGTATGCTCATTGTTAAAACTAAAGAGCATTACACCAGTGGTCATTGACTATCTCCTTTTAAATTTGGAATACAGCGTGTGATATTCGTTGATAGATTCTTGATTTCTTTCTACTAGTTTGGAAAGAAAATCCTTTGGGTCAGTTATTTCTGCAGGATTATCGTTGCTATCCAAAACATACATTGTTTGGTTTGGTTTTGCCTCAAGCATGGTGCTTACCATTGCAATAGTTTGACTGTCTGCTTTGAAAATTTGATTGTGGTAAACCAGAGTTTGTCTGCTTCGCAATTTTTCCAAAGCAGTTTTTTTCTCTGTCGCAATACGATGAGAAATGTCAGAATGACGCTTTAATCTTTCAATATCCATATTCCTATTTTACACTTAATTATTGGAAAAATCAAGTGATGTAAAGGTTTATGGTTAAGGATTATTAATCGCCGCCTGTGGTTGTGTTAGATTCATTTGCAACAGTTATACTTGTGTAAACTGGATTCAAGTATGTTGTATTTGGATCTACTGTGCTGTAAACGTGTGTGGTTGGACCTGCGGATTCTGCCAATACTTGTGCACCATCTGGGTTACCGTCTGTGTAGTTTGTGGTTTCACCGTGTGCTACTTCAGTTGTGACTTTGATTGTTACCACTGTACCGTTGTTACCTCTGCCATCGCCATGTGCCGCATTTGTTTTTGCTTCGATGTGTATGAAGATTTTGTCGTTGTAACTTGAGTGATAAGAACTAGTAGACTCTGTGATTGTAAAAATTCTCTGATAAGAAGTTGTCAAGTCATAATAACCTAGTGCTAGGTTACCACCTGTACTGTCTGCTGAAGATGATCCGTCTGTTGTACCACTTACTGTGGATGTGGTTGCTTTAAGATCAAAATTACCCATCTGTTGGTTAAGTTTATTCAATACATCATCTTTTGAAGTGCCGGCTGTCTCTGCATTTGTTATTGCAACTCTGCATGAACCACCTGCGTTAAAGAACCATCTTGCTTCATCACCACCTGCAAAAGTAAATGATGCTTCTGTCACATGTCTTGTGTCATATGTGGCTGAACTTGCTAGTGATTGATCGGCGCTTCCTGCTGTCACACCTGAAGTTGCACTGGCACAACCAGCCTGTACTGCTGTTGTTAACGAAGCCATGTTGGCTATCAATGCAGATTTTACTGCTATGGTGTCACCTGCCGCTTTTGCGCCTGTTGATGTAACTGATGTGTTGGATTGACCTGCCACGGAGTCCATTGCTGTAAACAATGAATTCCATTTTGCCGCTAAAATTGTTTGTCCTGCCGCTACTGTTGGCAGTTCTGTTTGTCCTAGACCTAAATTTCCTGTTCCTGTACCAAATATTGCATTGATACCTTCTGGTGATGATCCATTTACAAATTCGTTGTAATGATCATCTAAAATTTTATCACCTGCTACATATGCCATGTTTACTTAACTCCTATTACACATTCAGTTAATTCTGAAATACTGGAGTATTTATCTTGCAATAGTCTTCCGACCACGTTAAATGTGGTGCAATCTTCTAATTCTGCCACCATTGCTTCTCCTTTGCCTGCTGATACCAAACGATCTCCTGCTTTGCCTTTGCCAATAACCTTAACTCTCACACGTCCTTTCAAGGCAATCATTGGATGCGAATCATCATTACCAGCATCTTTGTTCATTAAGAACGCTGGATGCTCGGATACCACTCCAAAAACTTTGTCTGATAATGCTTTTTGACAAATTGTAATCTCTTTTTCACCACCTAATTCTACAACATCACCTACCTGCATAGGCATATCTGCTGAATATCTTTCTGCCAAGTCAGCATACTGAGCCGAAGTTGAAGTTGCGTGTACAATGTTTGCTCTTAAATCTACTAGAGTTGGCGCTGACATCTCATCACCACCGCCTGATTTGAACGCTGTCCAGGCACCGCCTGCATTTCCGTGAATTGTTGTGCCGTCATCTGCAAAAGTTTCATCCCATACCCAATAAAGATCCTGCTCTGTAGCACTACTTGTTGACCCTCTGTTTACTTTCAACCCTGTGTAGTTTGGCATACCGGAAGCCGCTGACACATTTCTATTCAATTCTATAATGTTGTCTTCCACAGTTAAGGTCTGTGTGTTAAGAATAGTCTGTGTTCCTTTGACTTCTAGGTTACCTTGTACAATTAAATCACCAGCAGTAATGTCAACGTTACCTGTTGAACCATTAATAGTTAAAGGTGTTTTGGTTACACCACCATCATTTACTGAAAATATTATATCTTTGTCTTGAGTTACATTGGCAATTGTTAAATTGTCCGAAGCAACTGTGAAAGTAGCATCTGATCCTGCACCAATGGTTAAACCACTGTCATTTAATATACCTAATGTACCTGTGGTAGTGTCATTAGCGTCTGATCTTAAAAGACTACTTGCACTAATTCCACCAACTGCATCTGCGTCAGTGGCAGTACCCTGAAATTTGTTTCCTGATATTACAGTTGATAATGTAATACCTTTTTTAATTGTTGCGTATCCTGATATAGATGTGCCAGGTGTAAATTCTTCTGCACTTATAATTGCAACTATTTGATCATTAGTTACTAGTTTTAAAATAGACTTGTTAACACCAACGTTGTCTTCTATGGTTTCTGAAACAACCTGTGTAACACCTGATCCTGCAACAGTTGTTGGTCCAATCAAGGTCCAACTTGTGCCTGAATAAATGTACAACTGATTGTTTGTAGTGTCATACCACATGTCACCTAACACTGCATTAGTTGGTGCTGTTGCACTATTAGATGTTGATCCTACAGGTTTAAATTTATTGCCTGTGTAAACATTGATCTGATTGTTTATGGTATCGTACCAAAGTTGTCCTTTAATTTTGTTTGCAGGTGCAGTAGTATTTGCAAAATTTTCTAAAAGTTTTACAAGGTTTTCATTTAATCTTTCACCAAAACCAGCATAACCTTTTCCAATCAGCGTAAGATCAGTAGTGGCAGTATCTATTGTGCCATCTGCTAATACTTTCAGGACTGTGCCTGCTGTGTTGTTTATGGTATATGCCATTCTTTATCCTAGTTTGGACCGTTATCTCTTATAAATGTTAAAAATGATACATCACCTAACAACTTGATTAATATTGTTGCTGTCTCAGGATTTAAAATTGCGTCAATTTTTGCAATTTCTTCTTCTGTTAGAACAGACTGATAGTTGTTGTTTATGTAATCACTAACTTCTTGTTTTGTTGCCATTTTTGCTCCTCTATGTAATTATCTAATTTCTGGATCATAAATTTCAAGCCATTTACCAAATCTATGCTCCACAAAAGGTCTTACTATAAGACCTACCACAAAACAGAATGACTCACCAATCCATCTTGTGAATTTTCCTAAAATATCTCCCTTGGATCTTTTGCCCATTTTGTAGGCAAGTTCGTTGGCTCTTGCTTGAGCCAGTACTTTTATAACATCAGTAACCAATCCACCAAACCAAGATTTAGTTTCTGCTGAATTTTGCATGTATTCTACTAATGGAATTGCCCAGAACCAATAACCAATTTTTGTAGTTCTACCCAAATGATTTACTGAAAATTCTGTATCTATTTGTAAATCTTGTAAAGAGAACATACCTTTGTTTTGTAGCCATGTACAGATCACACGTCCGCCACCACCTCCACCGCCTGAGCCTGGAGTACCTGAACTTGGATTACCTGATGCATCTCCAAATCCTGCTGATGTCTGTTCAAATTCAATTCCTGAATTAAAAATTGCTTTCCATGAGCCATCGTATTTGAAATATCCGCCTGTAATTTTTTTCCAAACACCTGCCGCTTTAAAATAAATTTCTGTAACTTTTTTCCATGCACTACCAACTTTTACATATGCTTCTGGTGATATTGTAAACACAATAACTGCTTTTCCGGCACCGCCTGTTGATCCTGAGTTTCCTCCAACAGCAATACCTGCCTGATATGCGGCAAGTCCGGTACCACCTGGTGTTTGTCCTGAACCATTGTCTTCACTGCCGCCGGCTAACAAGTTTGATCCTGAATGACCTCCTGCACCACCAACGTCGCCTGATCCGCCTGATCCGCCTTTACCACCTACGTCTCCACCACCACCGGCACCGCCACCACCACCATCTCCTGTGTGATTGGCACCATTTTCTCCTAGTGTAGTTGGTGAATTAGTTGTTGCACTGTTACTATTAATACCTGATGTTCCTGTACCATTTCTACCGTCACCGGCTCCTCCACCACCGCCTCCTGCGATGGCAATTTCAAGTCCATTTATTGTTATTACTGTGGCTCCGCCGCCACCTCCGCCAGCACCTGATGATCCTCTTGGTCCTGAAGTACCACCTGTGCCTCCTGAATATCCTGTTAAACTTCTGCCGTTGGCACCTCCAGCCGCGTTACCTCCTGCTGAACCACCACCTCCACCGCCGCCTACTGCGACTCTCATGGTTTGTCCTGCATATGAAGTTAGTGCAACATTGGTTGCTACAACATGGTGTCCTGCCGCACCGGTACGTCCACCACCGGCTTGGTCACCACCACCTCCACCTCCTGCACCACCCCATAGGGTGACATTCATAGAAGTAGTTCCTGCCGGTAATTCTAATACCTGTGTTGTACCTGTATACGTGAAAGTTTTAGTTATAGTTGGCATAAAGGATTAATTCTCCCTTACGAACCAAAGGTCTCCATTTGAACCTTGTCCACTTGTTGGTGCGACCGTTTCAACGTACCTCTCTCCTGCAATACTGTTGCTACCGTCATCTGATATAAAATCACCTCCCCAACGTGCGATAGATTCTGCTACTTGACCAACGCTTGGTACGTTGGCATTTGATGTGTCTGATGTAGAAATGTTTGATCCCACAGCACCTAATGTTGCTGAGGTTACTTTGACATTTCCAGCCGCAGTTGTTTTTAAAACTTTTTCTTTGTTAGCATCACCGTCAACTACGGCATCTGCTAATCTTATAACTTGTGAATAAGACTGATTGTGTCCTGCTGACCAAAAATTCTCTGTTACATCATAAAACAGTCTTGCGTCATCTGTGTCTGATGTTTCAACAATAAGACCTGCATCAACTTCTGAATTTCCTGTGTTTACTTTTATAAAAGCATCGTCTACCGTGATTATACCTGAAGATGTGTTTTCAAATTCACCTGTAATACTTAGGTTTCCTGTGATAGTGGTGTTACCTGTTAAAGTTATTGCGCCTGTGGCACCTGTAAATGCTAGTGGAGTTTTTGTAACTCCGCCGTCATTGATAGTAAAACTTAAATCTTTGTCTTGTCTTGTCTGTGCAATTGTTACATTACCGGTTGTTACTGTGGCAGTCAATTCCTGTTCGTCTCCAAGTAATAGTCCGCCATCTGCATCAATAGTTAATGCACCTGTTGTAGTATCTGCCGCGTCTGCTCTTAAAAAATTACCGCCAGCAATTACTGTTGCTGAAGTGTTTGTAGTACCGCTGACATCAACTGCACTGGCCTGTGCTGAGTTTCCTGAAAAACTTGCACCAAGTGTTGAATTTAAAGTAAGTCCTGAAGCAATAGTGGCAAATCCTGTTATGGCCACTTGCGGTGTAATTGCTTCTTTTGAAAGTATTGCAACTCTAGTATTACCTACAAACATTGAAGCAATAACTTTGCTTACTCCAACATTGTTATTAATTGTTTCAATTGACCAACCTGAAAGTGTTTGTCCTGATGTGTAAACTGGACCTACTAGTTGCCATGCTGAACCTGTATACACATAAAGTTGATCGTCGTCTGAATCTGTCCAAAGGTCCCCTGCTGAAGCAGAAGTTGGTGCTGTAGATTGTGATTTTGCACCACCTGTAGGTTTAAAACTTGTACCATCATATACTTTAATTTGATTTGTACTAGTGTCAAACCATAACTCACCTTTTAAAGGCGCAGTTGGAGCCGATGTTGATGCTGAATTTTCTAATAGTTTGATTTGGTTTTCATTTAAAAATTCACCAAATCCTGAATATGATTTTCCAAAAAGTGTCAATGACGTTGAATTGTCAAGTGTACCGTCTGAAATGGTAGTTACTGTGGTTCCGTCTGTTTTGTTAATAGTATATGGCATAATTGCTTGTATTTAGCAGGACAGTCTACAGTTTAAGTATGCACTCAGCAATCGTATCACCTGGACCACAATCGTGTAATGCTGTACCTACTAGGGTCTTCCTTTTTAAATCTGCTTGTTGATTAGCGGAACAATATCCGCCCCATTGTGCATAGACAGATTGTCCTTTGAGAATAGGACCTTTGCATATTACACTGGTTTTTCCTGCAGTCATTAATCCTTCTAGACTCCAGACACCAACCACATGCACATATCCGGTAGATTTGCAAACTGCATTTTTATCATACATTGTTACATCAGCATTGCCGCCCACCATCACTGGTGCGCCTACTAACGTTTTGGGATCTGCTTGGATTCCTTCTATGACCATTTATCTGCTATTAACCTACACTTACTTTTAAGTCAGTGCCATCTCTAAACAATTGTCCTGCAACTCCAGGATCACTAGTTGGCAAATTAGCCATTATTATTTTTGCAGGTATCATTTCAATTGCACCTGTGCCTGTGGCATCTAATTGTAAATTATCATTAGATCTTGAGGCAGTGATTAAATTGTCTGTGATAGTTATTGCACTGTCTACATTTATAGTTGTTGCATTTAAAGTAGTTGAATTAATTGTTTTAAGATATGCATTGTTAAAATTGTTTCCACTTGCACCTATGTCATAGGTATTGTTTGCACTTGGCACAATTGCTCTGGCAGTTAATGTGCCTGTCAATGTGCCGCCAGTTAAAAGTAAATTTAAACTTGATGAACCTGTCACTGTACCTGTAACATCACCTACAACGTTTCCTGTGACATTCCCTGTAAGAGCGCCAGCAAAAGTTGTTGCTGTTACTGTGCCTGCTACCTGTAATTTTGTTGACGGTGAAGTTGTACCAATTCCTATTTGGTTTGTACTTCCATCAATGTACATAGAAGTTACTGTTGAACCTCCATCGTTAACTTTGAAAATCATGTCAGCGTTGCTGGTTAAACTGTTGAAGTTTACACCACTGCCATCAACTGTGATAGATAAATCTTGGTCAGCACCAACTACTATACCACCATCATTTAAAACTGCCAAGGTTCCGCTTGTGGTGTCGTTGGCATTTGATCTTAGATAGTTTGCCGCCGCAACACCGCCAAGTTTGTCTGCGTCTGTGGCATTGCCAGCAAATTTAAGATCTGATATGGCTGTGGAAAGTGTTATACCTTTTGTGATTGTTGCAAAACCAGAAATTGCTGATTTTGGTGTAAAAGTATCTTCTGAAATTATTGCAATTAGATTGCCATCATTATACCAATAGGTTACGTTTTGATTTACATCTGTTGAATCTGCAATTGTGTTATATACAAATCCATTTGTAGTTCCACCACTTGCTGGAGGACCAACTAAAACATTTGATGTACCATTATAAAAATATAATTGTTGTGTATCACTATCAATCCAAAGGTCACCTTGTTGTTGTGATGTAGGTGCACTTGACTGATATTCCGCGCCACTTACCGGCTTGAATGAACCATCATAAACTTTTAATTTGTTAGCAGTTTCATCGTACCATAATTGTCCTGTAATAGGTTTTGACGGTGCTGATGTATTACTAAAATTTTCTAAAAGATGTAAAAAGTTTTCTGCAACAGTTTCTCCATAACCGGCATAGCCTTTTCCTATAAAACTTAGATCAGTCTGTGTGTTTAATACAGAATCTTGCACTGTGTATGCACTGACTGACGCTGAACTATTTGTTTTGTTTACTGTGTATGCCATCTTTAACTAGTTGTAGTTGTTGTTGTTCCTGTTGAAGTAGTTTCATTGAAACTTGTTAAACTTTGTATTCTTAAAGTGTAATCAATTTGTATTAATCTGTTCAAACTTTTTTGCACAGGATGGAAAATTACATGTGTCAAAAGTTTGTTTGTTGATCCATTTTCTGTGCCTTCCCAAGATTTTAATCCTAGTTCATCAAACACATAGTCACCATCAAAATTTGTTGTGTTATCAAAAGCATCTTGTCCTGTAGGTTCACCATAATCTAATGTGCAAGTACAGACTATGTCAGTGTACTTGTTTCCTGCTGTGTGTCTCACTTCCATTTTGTTTCTGGTTGTGTCTTTGTTGGTAGTTGAATTGTCATCAATTACTTTGTAGTAAGTTTGATTGTATAGTGTTGCATTGGTTCCTGTTGAATTAGGTGTAAGGTAAGTTATCACTCCAGTAGTGTCCACTGTGGTACCACCGTTTCCAAAGGCCATTTCATGCACAAAGCCAGTGGTTTTGTTTGCTAATGAATTTGCTAATGCAGTACTCATGTTTTCATAATGTATCGCATTTCTTTTATCTACAATAACTTCACCTGTTTCTGGATCCCAGATTTTGATGTGTCCTTGCATCATTACGCCTGATTTGTCATCAGGTTTTTTGTTTGAATTTTGTTCTTTATTTTCTATTTGATCTTGTTGCATCTCATTGTATTTATTCTGGTGCATTTGTTGGTTCTCCTGCTATGAATTTAGCCTGTATAGTTGTTGATCTACTTAGACCATTTCCATCTGCGGCTGTTGTTGCTCCTGCTGTGTACCAAGTATTTCCTCGTTTTTGAACGATTTTAACTTGTGTGCCATTGGCAGGTGCGGTTGTTAATGTTACAAAAGCAGTACTTCCATCTACACTGTAACCCCTTACTAATGTGCTGTCCTCCGTCTCGTGTTTAAACAACAATCTTTGGCCACCAATGAATATGTCTAAATCTTCTTCACGAGACGGAGCGTGTGTAGTAGCAAACTGCACAGTCGAACCATCACCTGTGTAGGTTTTGGTTGTTATAGTGTCAGCATAAGGCACAGTTTGTAAGCCGCCAGCGTCTACTACAGAAGCGCCTGAGGCATGTGACTTAATTCCGGTTCCAAGTGTACCTCTCTTTAATCTTCCGAGAGTGTTACCTGACTTGGTAAAATATTCAATTCTTTCTTTGTCAATAAAAATAACACCAGGCATATTGACTGAAGGATCTGGTTCTGTCAACACTGTGCCGTCAGCAACAGTGATTTCTAAATCACTACTGTCAAGAGCCACTGTCAACCTGGTGGTGTTTGTTTGACTAATTCTTTTGTAAAATGTTCTGTTCAACATGTCTTTAAAAATTCTAAATCCTGTGGCATTTGTATTTGACTCCACAGCAAAGTACATTATATCTAATCTATCGCTAGATGTCAATGCAACTCCACTTACAGTGATTTTGTTGCCGACAACAGTGAAATCAAAGCCTTGTACAAGTGATCTTGTACCATTCAATGTAACAAACACATAGTCACCATTTAATGGTTCATTGTTTAGGAAAAGTTCACCTGTTGTTCTGCCTTCAAGTACTTCTCTTCTTATCTTACTGCCTGTGGCATTGTTGAATGTTGTTACTGATATATTTCCAGATATGCTTATTCCGTCAGTGGTTAACTGTGTTTCATTGAACACTAAATCGTTTCCAACAATTTTGTAATGATTGTCAACCAAAGTTGTAATTGCAATTACATCTCCTTCTACAGGTGGCGTTAAAAAATCTACTGTTTGTCCGCTGATGTCAACTGTGTAGTCTGTGTTTAAAAACTTTTTAGTTCCGTTGACATACACTTCTATTTGAGTATTACTTGTAATAGTTTTGCTTGGATCTACTGTGGATCCATCACTCAATCCTGATGCTACACCAAATGAATATGTGCTTCCGTCAGCACCATAGTAAGTGTTGTCAGGACCTCTCAATTGAGTGCCGTTGTACTGTACTATTGTTAGACCTGCAAAAGGTCCAATTGTTCCTGCAGGATAGTCCAAAGTGTATGGTTGTGATAACGAAGAAACTTTAATATCTTCTCTTATAATTTGATTAAATGCTCTAGTGCTTGGATCTTGATTGAATCCTGCGATCTGTATTGCCTGTCCTGCCGCAGGAGCAGTACTAAAGTTTATTGTAATTCTTTTATTGCTTTCTGTAGTTGTGTAATCAGTAGTAGGTTGTCCATCCACTGTCACAAACAATTGCGGCTGAGCACTGTCAAGTTGATAAGTGTCTCTGGCTCCGGTCACAAACGCTGTTGTGCTACCGTCTCCTGTAAATGTGTTCAGCAGAACATAATTTTCTCCTGACACTGCAAAACTTTTTATGTTGACAACTTTGCCAGTTGCTGGTGTATTTGTAAATGTAACTGTTTGCGCCGCTGTATCAACAGTGTAAATTAAACTGCTGTCTGTGTTGCTAATTGAGTTTTGTGGTACACCATCCAATGAAACAAATACTCCTGCCTGTGTTGCAGGTTTTTGTCCTATAGCAAAAGTGGCTGTGGATCCATCTGTCAAGTATGAACTGTCAACAATAAACGGTACACCTGATAAAGGTGCAGTATAAACTTTTATATCCAGTGTGTCAAAAATTTGTCCTGGCACAGTTTCTTCTGGTGCATAACTTGTTTCAGGAGTTATAAATGCATCTCCGTCTTGAATTATATCTGAAGGAGCAAGACCTATTGCTGTATTAAACAAGCCTCCACTTAACAATGTGTCAAGTGTTCTGTCATCTGTAGGAGTCAACACTTTGTCTTCATCAAAAGGTATTAGTTCAACTTTGACTCCATCAGCGGCCGCGGCTGTAAATGTAAATGTTGTAGTTGATCCATCACCTCTAAACACATCTGTGGTCTGTCTTGTGCCATCATAGTACACAGTGTACACATCTGTTGCCAGCGGTGCTGTGTCAAATGTGTAAGTGGCTGTCGATCCGTCACCATAGAAAGTTTTTACTTTGGTTGAACCATATGCGTCCCAAGGTCTGTTATACCAAGGTGATTTGTCCCAACCTTGTTCATTGGAGAATAATGCACCTGTGATTTGAACTCCGCCATAGTCAATACCTTCCATTAATTGTGTAAGATCATTGCCTGCCATTCCTGCGTTGGGTGTGTACATACCAAGTGTTCTACCTGCCGCAGTCAACCATTCTTCGTCGCCTTTGACTTTTGTTAGGTCTCCTTCGTTGTCTGTGAATTTTGTACCTGATGTAAATGCAGTTGTTACTCTATATAATTCATTGTTGTGTCTGACCAAAGAACCATATGCATAGGCAGTGCTTTTTGCCCATTCAAACACAGTTGCTCCTTGATCCACTCTGTCAAATTTTAAAGTAACATCTATATCTCTGACAAGATCATTGCCAAGATTTGCGTAAACTTTGGCTGTGTCTGTAGGAGTTGATCCGTCAGCGGCTCCGCCTGTTAAAATTACATTTGGAGTAGTGTCATAACCTGCACCTGCAGTCAACAAAGTTATCCTTGTGACCTGTCCACCTTGTACCACTGCTTCTGCTGTGGCCTGAGTTGCTGTGGATTCAGTGTACATCTTAAATGCAAATGATTTAGTAGATATGCCGTGATTCATAGATCCTGTTGGCATATAGAACGTTAATCCAGAATATTCTTCAAAAGTGTGTGAGTGACTTGCGCCTGCACCACCATTTTGTTTGTCATAGATATTTGCTTTATGTTGATCTGTAAACAACGGATAAAAATATCCATATGTTCCGCTTGTGGTGCCTGAATTACTTCTTCCTAAAATTTGGAATGGTCCTGTTGTGCCAGTGGTTCCACCTGTAAAAGTCACAGTTGGTGCAGTAGTATAACCTGAACCTGCATTAGTAATTGTTAAAGTTTTCACAGATTTTTTATGATTGTTATTCCATATTTTGTATGGATACTCTGTTAATCTTGTTGCATCTGCTGGACCATCTACATCAATTTTTCTAATTTTACCTGTGGTGCTGTCATAAAACGGCGGGTTATCAAAATCTGTAAACAGACCATCCTGTGTTTCAGTTTTTCTATATCCAACTTTGTATTCTCTTAATTTTGTATGGAATGGTTTTACTTCATTGATATATTCCTGTACATATGAATCTGCACCTGTTGTATATGTTTTTCTCTGCGTTAATTCACGGAAATTGTTTTTAACATTTAGGAAACTGGTTTTGAACATCCAGTCTACATATAATTGTTCTTCTAAAACTTTTCTTAAACCTATGAAGAATAAATTGTTGTATTCAACTTTTAACTCGTTTATAAAAATGTTGTCTCTTAATGCAGTTAAAATTTTTCTTAATTCTTGTGTTGGTTCTTGATCGTAAAAATTATCGTCAAAAGCATCATCGCCTGCAAATCCAATGTCATCAATTGTGTTGTCATAAAGTTTTTTACTAAATTGAATTGTGCCGTTTTCAACACCAACTTTTTCCCAACCTGTAGTTGTTTTCATAAACAGTTTCCATCCACCGGTGTCTGCGTTTGTGACTTTTGCGTGTTTACCTACGGCAAGATCTAAAGTATCTAGTTGATATTCATAAGTGACTTGAGCATCTACAACTGTGTTTTCATCATGTGTCATGTCACCATCTGTTTTGTACCAATCACTTAAACTGTAAAATGCACTGGTTTTGAATGTTTGAATCTTTGTTCTGTTAAAAGTTGCACCATCCCATTGATATATTGCCCAGAAGCCATTTGAATTTTCTTCATCTGCTTTTACAAGATAATTTACAGTGCCACTTAGATCTGCTGTGTTGATATAAGTTAAATCCGCGTATGTATCTACCGTTGCGTCCCATTCTCCACTGCCTTCAGTTGGTTCTGGATCATTGGCATTTAAGTTTGTGTAATTTATTGTGTTTGCCAATTCGTATTTTTTCATTACAGAGTTTGAATAATCTATAATCTGTTTTAGTGCATCATATCTATTGATGTACCAACTCTGTCTTGGTCTAATTTTATTTCCGTATCTTCTGTTCAATGGTAAATCTAGGTCAGGCACATTGTTGCCTTCTGTATCAACACCAATCAAACTGTCCCACCATTTGTTTTCAACTTTTGTAGTAGGAACTTCTGTTGGATCACCTTCGCTAAACAATTTCCATACACTATGATTATCTCCAGATTCAACGTTATTGCTGTAATCCACGTTCAACACAACACTGTCATTTGCTAGTGTATTTTTAATATTGAAAGTTAAAAGTTTATCTGTGTCTGTGACAGCAAAATATTTGAATCCACCTAGTGCAGGGTTTGTAATGATGTTTGAAACATATGCAGTTGTGCTTTTTCTTGTAACAACAGACTTGCCTGGATCAGGAAGTATCACACTGTTTCTTACCCAATAGTAGTAGAAGTTTACAAAACCACCACTTGCAGGATCATATTTTTGTTTTGTGGTGAATACTGTGTTATCTGCGTATTTTGGAATTCCTGATATGCCTTGAGATATACCTCCTGTGGTGTCAGCAACATTGTTCCAGTCTGCTGGAGCCAGTCTTGATTCTACCCATTCATAGATATCAATTGATGCTCCTGGAAACAGTTTGCCCCAATTCTGTGTCTTGTATTCTTGATCACTTTGTTCATACCAAATCCATTTGGCCCTTGAAAGATCCCACCATACTTCGCCTATGTGTTCTTCACCCCATGGGATATTTGCATTTACACTTACTTCTGCTGAACCAACATTGTATACTGCTGGATCCCATTCTGTTTTGTAGTTGATTTCTCTGTCGGCAACTCCTAAAATTCTACCTTTGATTGGATCATAGTAGTCAATGTAATCAATAATTTTGTTTGAAGACCTGTCAAAAATAAATGCTGATTTAATTTTTCTATTGTCAATCAGTGCTTTTTCAGACACTAATTCTTTCCATGCATAACTGTTTGCAGTTTTTAATTTAAACACAGTCAATGAGCCATCTTCAGATCTACCTGATTCGCTTGTGTCTTGCGGTGCACCTACTAACACTCCGTTCTCTGCCATGAACACGCCTGTACCAAAATCATCATTTGCACTGACATGAGTAGTAACTATTCTATCATCTATAACAAATTGTGTGTCATATAAAGTTGCAGTATACACACCACCTGAACCTATGTTTAAGTCTACAACTAAAGTATCTTGTAAATCAAAAGTTGTTGCTCCACTATCAAATTTCATTTCTCTTGCATTGCCAAGATTTTCAGCGCCAATGGCAACTCTTGTGCCTGCAATGTTTGTGGATATACTTGAACCAAATCTCATATTGGTCTGTGTGTCAGGCGCAACTAAAGTTTGTTGTAGAGTGTATGTATTAGTTGACCCATCAGCGTTCCATTTGTAATAATATATTGCACCTGCATCTTCTTGATTTGTTTTGTCATGTCCTGGTGCGGTAACAAATAATGCAGTTCCATCTTTGCTCATTGCTATGTCATCACCAAAAGCAGTGTTCTTAGTTGAACCATCTGCAGTAGCACCTTCTAGTGTTTGTCTGTGTGTCCAAATGTATTGTGTACTATCATCATTGGTCACACTTGATCTTACAAAAATTTCTACTTTACCTGCTTTGCCTGGTGCTTTGGAACTAACAGCAAGAATGTCACCGTTGTCATTTACTTTTAGTCTATGACCAAATCTCTGTCCTGCGTCAGGATCATTTGATTGTATTGATGTCTGCTGTGTCCAGGTGTCATATGTTGAGCCATCTGCTCCAACACCCCAGGTATACATATGTACAACCCCTGTGTCTGATTGATAACCTGGTGCTGAAACAAACAAGTATTTGTCTGTTGTACTACGAGTTGACGCAGTGCCTTGCTCTGCAATAGCATGACTCCAACCAAAATTTGCATTTTCTAAATTGCTTGATCCATCAAATGGTGATGTCAAAGTTGTTAGTAGACTGTAATTTAAAGTACTACTACCCCATAGATATATTTTGATCAAACCTGAATCAATCTGTCTTGTACTGCCATCTAGTGCCATTGCATTGGCATAAGGTGCACCTGCAACAACAAAATTTTCATCACTACTGATTGATAAACTTTCACCTAATCTACTTGTGTTATCGTTGTTATCAGTCATAGTGAAACTGTTTTGTATTGTGTATATTGGATTGTCACCACTTACATCTCTAGCAAAGTAGAAATGCACAGTCCCTTGACCTTTGTCAGGCGCTGACACAACAAGTGTTCTACCGTCTTCTCTTGAAAGACACCTGTAACCAAAGTCTTGATTTACATCAGAATCCGGAGATCCAAGATAATTTATAGCATATGGGTCAACTTTTTCGTAAGTTTTATAAGTGCCACCAACATTTTCAGCAAACACTCTGTCACCTTTTATTTTATTGATGTCGTCTGCATCTTTGTATTCTCTGTAAGATAATCTATCATTTACATTGTTCATTGATGCGACTCTTACTGAAACTGTTTTGTAAACATCACCATAAGTGTCCAGTGTAGATTCATCTGCAAGTACTGAATTCGGCGTACCGAGGCTTGAAGCATTCTCAAAATTAATTAATACGCTGGTACCATCTTGTATTTCTTGTATTTTGTATACACCATTTAAGTTGGCAAATTGACTGTTTCTAATTGCCATGTAATCGTTTTTGACAAAACTGTGCGGTAAAGAAAATTCTATGATCATTTGTGTGTCATTGTTGAAACTTCTTACACTTTTTACTGTAATATCTGCAGGACTTATTCTTAAAACGTCCCAATTGGTATCTTCTTTTCGTGCAATCCAAATTAAATCGTTGTTTTGTATTTGGTTAACATCTAAATTTGTAATGTCATCAATATCATATGCAGTGTGTTGTACATCTTGTGGTCTTACCCAACCTGCTGTTTTAAATTTCTGTATTACATCTCTGTCAAAGCCTGGTTTTGTGTAATCGTATCTGTCAAAAGTTGCACTTGCGGTATATTCTAAAGGTTTATCATAAAGTTCATTGTCTTCAACTCCTACTGATCTATCATAGGACTTGGTGCCTCCATTAGGTAGTAATTCAATCGACTGTGTGTTGTGAAGGAATGTGTTGTCAGGCATTTTGATCTGCAGACTCTTAACACCATCTGCATTTCCAAACTCGCCTACTCTTATCATCCATTCTTGATATGTTTCAATATCTAAATTTTCATCATTGAATTGTGCTTTTAGTAATCTATCTATAGCAGTGCTTGTGCCTTTATCTCTGATAAAGCCTTGATAGAATTTGTATTGTGATATATCATTAGCAAAAAGATTTTCAAGGTAAGGTCTGCTTTGGTATCCTATTAAGTGTTGTGCAAGACTTTGTTGCCCTTGATTAAAATTGTTTGTTTCAAGATTGTAAAAATCATTAAATTGATCTATTTTGTAGTCAAAGTTTGGTATCAACTGCGGTACAGGTTTTGCATCTTTGATCTGCCATTTAGCAAAGTCAAATTCTGAACCTGAATTATGATTTACTTTTGCAACATAAAAGTTTGCATCATATTCAACTGTGTCACCAATTTCATAATTGGTGTTTGCTAACCATAAAGATACTTGTGCTTCATCAAAAATAAATCCTGGAGCATAGTAGTCACCGTTCCAGTTGCCTGTCTTCCAACCAATTAATTTGAGTCTTTGTTGTCTGAATCCTGTTGGTAATTCAAGGATAACATCATTAAATGAAGTTTTGTTATCAAAAATAATCATGTGTTCTTTTTGAACAGCATTCATTTGAATATTGAAAATACCTAATTCAGGATTTTTTGTACTGATATTGAAAGTTGTGCCTGCTCTTTTTGTTGAAATATCTTTGACTCCAATTATTCTTCCGCCAGCATCTAAAACACTGTACTGTCCTTTCACATCGGTCAATCTAGCAATAATACTGTTTTGTGTGACAAGATTAAATCCGTCTGCTCCTGCTGACAAAGTTATTGCCGCTCCTGAAGACCAACCTTGTGTTGTCCAGTATAAAAATTCTTTGGCTGAAGTTTCCCAATTGTTAACTTCTTTGATTTCGTTTGAAAATTTATCAAAAACAAATCCTTGTGATTCTAAATATTTTCCATATCCTACTAAAAAGTCAATAACTTCTTGCACAGTAGTAAACACTGTTCCGTAGGTCACAGTTTTTACAGTGTTTCTGTAATTTTTGTAAATTACTGCTTCGGCAGTGCCCACTTTAATTTTTGTGCTTCCACTTTTCATTGGTTCAAAAACTTTAAAGAAAGGCTGAAGTGCATTGTAACCAATAACTTTGTAACCACCTTGCAGTGTTGAACCATCTGTGGTTGTATCTGTGTTAAGTTCTATTAACACACCTGAATAACTGAAACTGTTTACAGGATTAGATGTTCTAAAAAGTATTTTGTAGTTTTCATCTGGAACAAACTGTGTGCCTCCTGCAGACGCTGGTGATGTGGAATCTGTTAAAACTTTGATGTTTTCTTTATCTGTAAACCCGCCAAGTTTGTAAGCAAGTTGGACATTTAGATTTTTCATCTTGTCATAGTAAAAAGTTGCAGGATCTAAATTATTTTTTATTAGATAATTTACTACCCAAGGCTGGTACCCAGCAGTCATGTATCTTGTTGTTACACCTGTAACTTCGTTAGTCTCTGTTTCTAAATGATATTTTGTATCAGCAAGTGTTTGTCTTACTTCTGTTGTTGAATCAACCAGGTTGTTTGCTGTGTTTCTTGTAAGTTTTGCATTGTCTAAAAACAATCCAAAGAACTTGGCAGGATTTGTTAGTGCTAATACTTTTGCAACACTGAAAGCATAAGAAGGTGATCTTCTCCATGCAGTTTCACTAGGTGACTGATCACCAAACTCCCAATTCCTATTTCTATTTCTTGTTGTGTCACCTTGTATTAATTTTGCCGCTATTGGACTTTTTAGATTTCCGTTGTCATCAACAGGCAAGTAATTTGATAAACCTGTTCTAATATATCTTGTTATTGTTGTGCTTTGAGTTCTGTCATAGCCTGCTTCTAGGTCATCCCATAGAACGCTGTTGCCTGCTGTGTATGGTGCAGGTCCATAATGTGTTTCCCATGTGCTGGGTTTTTCGCTATATCCAAGCATTTCCCATGGATGAGTATGAGGTCTGTCTGTGTCATAGTACAATTTGTAAATGCCTCTCCAGTATCCTGGACTTAGATTGTTAGATACTGAATCTCTGGCTAAATTATAGTTCCAGGTAAATGCATCATCTTCTTTGTAGGTTGTGTTGTTCTGCCAACTTACATTGTTTTTTCCTGCCCAGTTGTAAAAATCCAAACTCAATACACTGTTAAATTCTGTATTGGTGTAGCCTGTGGATTTAAACACCGATGGTCTTACATCTGTTTCTGCAAGTAGAGATGAGTCATATGCAGTTTTCAAGTTGTTGTAAATTCTTTTTTCAAGTTCTAACAATAGGTCATCTCTGTAATCACCATAAGCAATAGTTCTTGAACCATCGTGTCCTACAATTACACTTTTGCTTGTTCTGTATGTGTTGTCCGTAACTAGTTCAGGTTTGAATTTTGGATACATGCCAAGTTTTGTAGGAGTAGGCGGAATAAAACTTCCGGTTGTGTCGGCATAATCTTTTATTTTAATAATATCGCCCACTACAAGCGTTTTTGATATGGTAACACTGTCGTCGGTTGTATTGAATGTGTAGTCTGTGTTATGAGTTAGTTGCACATCATTTACATAAACATAGACTGCTCTGTTACTGACAGTGTTCATTTTATGTACACTATCAATTGCGTAATCTACTTCGCTTGAATCTTGAACTGTGTATGTTTTGGTTGAAACATTTTTGCCAAATCCAACCATGTCTTCGTAAAAGAAAGGAAAAGTTTGATTTTTTTCATCTGCTATTGCAGTCAAAATTTCGTCTACAAATTCTGGCACATCACCTGTAAAGTTTTTGCCAAAACTTTTGCTAATGAAACTGTCTCTGAATTTTTCATATTCTAAACTTGCATATTCTAAGCCTCTTATTGTATTGGCATTTTGATCAATCAAATTAAAGATACCTTGCGGTAATGCTCCTGTGTGTTGTAGTATTGTGCCGCCTTTGGTTCTTACCTCAGGAAGATCTCTCAAATTGCTTGATCCTGGTATGGTGCCAACAACATCAATGTTTTTTTCCTGTATGTCATGCACGTGATTCAGTATTTCACCAAATGTGAATTCTGATAATTGTGCATTGAATGGATTTACTGATAAGTTTTCAGGCACTTCATATAAACCAATACCGTCAACTTTTTTTGTTGCAGAATAAGTTGAAATTTTTACAATGTCATTTACTGCTAGATCTTTGTTGAAACTTACATATTTGTTTACAGTGCCGTCTGCCAAAGTGTAGTCAGTTGTTAAATCTTTTCTCACGTGATTAACATCCACTGACACTTCAAGATCTGTCAGTGACTTGCTGTTTTTATAAACATCTATTGGAAACAGTTTCTTTTCATCACTGGTTACAACAATTGTTTTTATTACTCGTTGTTTACTTTCTTCTTCTCTTTCAATCCAACCACTTTTGCTGTTGTGTGTTGTAAGTCCTGTTGTGTAGTGTAAATGTCCTGAGCCGTATTTTTTTGTGACAGAGTCATTGCCAGAGGTGTATGTAAATGAACCGCTACTTAAATCTGATTCAAAAACAATATCTCCAACATTGTTTATGGTTTTATATTTTATTTTTTTACCTAATACTGTGTCAGTGACACTGCTTGTGCTTGTGGCAAAGTTAAAAACTTTTGCTCCAGTAAATGTAGTTGTTGGATAAGTTGTTGTGTTTGAAAAACTAACATGATCTGAATCAAACAAATCAAACAATGGTTCTTGGTTAAGTGCAGTTTTTGTTTGTCCTACTGACCATGTCTTGTCTGTTGAATCATAGAAATAAGTTTTTCCTTGGTTGCTGGTACCCAGTTCAATAAAAACACATTCTTTGTCTGCTGGACTTGAATCCGCAGGTGACGTTAGTGCTATAACTTTGCTTGAACCTACTGTGACAAAATTAACAACATAAATTCTATTTTTTACAAGTGTGTCTGTGTCAGCAGTAAACAACACTCTCATTCCTTCTGCAAGACTTACACCATCAACAATGTAACCTGTTTTGTTGACAACATTTGAAAATACATCAGTAGTCACTGTGTCAACTAGTGTTACAGATTTTTTGGCCACTGTACCATGATTGTACAACGCTAGTCCTGAATCAAATTCTATAATTGGTCTTTTGGCTCTATCTTCTTCTAAAAGATTTGCAGTTGTTCCATTTGCAGTGGCAGTGGTTTCTAAAACACTTTTATGATACCATCTGTTGTATCTTGACCAAGCATTTTGATCAATTGAACTTCTGTTTATTGTGATATAATCTTTGTCTACAGGTCTGTAAAAACTGATCTGGTATGGCCTGTCATCGTATGGCACTGAGTCATATGTTTCTGTTGTTTCTGTTGCATACGATTCAGGAGTAATCAAATCTGCACTGTCAGTTAAAGTTATTGAATCTCCAACACCTTCCACATAAAATTGTTTTGTACTGTATTTGCTGGCATTGGTTACATTAGTGCCAAATTTAAGTTTCATTCCATTTGACAACTTAACACCTGCTGATGTTGTGTAATTTTTGGCACCTTCAATTTGATTTTCAACATCAATGTTTGTGCTACTGTCTATGGTTTCAATAGTCAATACACCATGCATGGCAGTGTGGTTTCCACACTGATAATAAAGTACATCTGGTGCATCTGTTGGTACAACAAATTCCACTGTGCCTTTGTCTGTACCGTTGTTGGTTACTCCTGTGCTGTAAATAACCGAAGTTGAACCATCTACATCAATACCTGTTTTGAAAGGTTCGGTCATTATATAGAAAGGATGACCTGAAGCATTCACTATAAATTTGTAAGTGTTGCCTCTGTATAATTTTAAAGTAGGATTGTCTGTGCCGGCTCTTGTGCTGAAAGTATATGCACCAGCGGCATTGTTAGCAACTTTTATTTCTGTTGTGGTACCTGTGCCTATTGTGTTTACACTGATTGGATTTGGTCCTTCTGGTAACCAATAGTATTCTCTGTAATTTACAAGTTTGTCATAGTCAATGGCTGGATTCCATGCATAGACTTTTTCTTTGTTAAGTCTGTCCTGGTTGTCTGTCAAGCCACCAAAAAATTTGATTTGATTTAGATAGTCATCATAGGTACCTGTAAACTTTACTCTGTCTTCAGGATTTACACTTGCAGTGTCTTTGTCAGTGTAAGTGACTGTTGGTTCTAGTTGATAATTTTTTCTATCTGTGCTTGTGGCACTGATGTATTTGTCTTTGGGATTTCTTGTATAAGCATATTCGTGTCCCACAAAACCGTCTAATCTTTGTAGGCTACCAGGTTGTATTAAAGGATCAATTGTGCTTGATAAAAATCTTTCGTTGGCGTCTGTTCTATAGAAACTTGGAAGATGACCAATACTTCTTCTTATTACGTTGCCATTTTTGTCTTTGTATTCAACGTTGTTTATTTGTGAATTGATTGCTCTATCTGCCATCTTTAGTATCCTGACCCGCTACTGCCTGAACTGGATGAAGAACCGCCGGAACTATATCCACTTCCTGATGTTGTAGAGGTCACTGATGATACTGCTGATGTAGATCTGCTTGTAGTTGTAGTTGATGTGGTTGATGTCACAACTGTGCCGGAAGCCGCAAGTTGGTTGGCGCCGAGTGCATCAATTATAGAAACATCATCAACGGTGGCCCCACTGATAAAAATTTCATCGCCTGCTCCAGATATTTGGAACAATGATCCAAAACTTTGTCCGCTTTGGTTTGGCACAATTACAACAGTTAGCAAATCAGGTGCTAGTTGTTGATGAATGTATGCCGCTAATTCTGTAAAGTAAAAAGTGTCACCAAAGTCAAAATTATCTAAAGCGAAAAATTCATTTAGTGCTTTAATTACTCTGGTCTGTATTATTGCATTTGTAACATTGCTTGAAGGATTTTTAACAACTTTAAATGTTGCTTGGAATTCTTCATCTGCTTTTGAACCAAACAGTATTTTGTATTTCACTGGATGGTAAACTATTTGATCTGAAAGACTTTTTAAAGAGTTTAATGTACCACTGTATGCTACTCTTAATTGATCAGATGTGGATGCTGTTGGCTTTGTACCACCTTCGCTTAACCATGTTCTAAATCTGTTATCGTAGTTTCTTTCCAGCATGTACACATCAACTATGTTGCTTACACCTGGATCAATTCTTGTGTCTTGTCCTGCAAAATGCTTGTATTGAAAATCAATATTGCTTCTGCCCCGTCTGGCTTGATAATCTGTTGTGGTTGTCAAAGTAATTGTAGATGAATCATATTTTTTGATTACATTTTCTGATTCATCATAGAAATAAAACAATTGGCCATTTGTGTATGTGCCAGGAAGTGTTATGTCTGCTTCATTTTGTGAAACAATAAAATTTGTTGAAGCATATGGTCTAAATCTTTCTATATTATTGTAAGATGAATACTTTTCAAAAAACACAAATTTTGTTGTTGGTGTTGTGTCTGGTTCCACAACAATATTAAAAATATCAGGATTGTCAACCACTCCATCATCGTCTGAGTCATAAAATCCAACTTTGACTTTTCTGTTGTCTTGATAACCATCATTTTCTTCCACTGTGTCAACAACTTGCCAATTAATTGGATAACCCAAAGCAGTGCTTGAACTTAAAACTAAATTGTTCTTAAGAACTTTTACAACATCTTTTACTGCTTGTCCTGTTTTGTAATCATAAATTTTTTCAGTTTTGTCAAAGTAAAATTTGTTTTGTGCTTCTGATTCAAAAATATAATTCAATGTTCTGTACGTTACTGTGTAGGTATTTCCATCATTAGTAAATTTAAAGAACCAACTAGCATCTAAATTGGTTGATGTTGAATCTCCTGCAAAGTTTAAACTAAATGTGTTTGACGCACTTAGATTGGCAGAAGTGATCACAACCCATTCACCGGTATTTTCATTGTATCTCAAACCAAACTCTTCAAAAGCATCTATTCTGTCAATGATATCATTTTTCAAAGTTGTAGTCATTGTTGTTGTGAATGGAGGAAATATAGCATTCAATACTGAATTTGCTGGCACTATGTTATTAAGTGTAATTGGTCCAACACCTGATTCTAAGTTTCCTTCACCACTGTTCGAACCATCACCAACAACTCCAGAAATTTTTGCCCATAATCTGTCTTCAGCATTGTCTGTGCCTGAAGTTACTAGTTTTCCGTTTAAAAATTCTCTTGTGTCTGGTGATGTAAATTTAACTAATGATCCAACTTTTGCAAATTTTAAGTTAGATGTTGCAAAGTCACCAACTGCTAAAGGACCACCTGAAGTGAAATATCCTGTATTTGTGTTTGTGCCTGTGGTTGTTGAATTCCAACTTGCTGTCAAAGAACTTAGATCTTTTGTTCCGTATTTCAAATAAAAGAACTGTCTGACTTCTGCATCTTTTAATCTGGCTTCAACACTGGTATTGATTGTATCTAAAATTTCGTTTTTGTTTGTAAATGTAAAAGTAAATGTTGGTGCAAGTTCTTCTCTGTATAAAATTCCATCATCTGCAAAAGTTGACACATTACTATATGCTCCTGTTGGGTCAATAATTTCTTTTGCTCTTGATATACCTGATGCTGTTCTGTTCACTGATTTTACTTTGATAATATCTTGAGAAGCACTTAAAGGAACTACATTGTAGTCCTCTGCTGTGATCATTCTATTTTGTGAATAATAAACTTGCGGTGCTTTTTCTTTGATAGAATTATTTGACTCTGTTGCTGATGCATTGTAAATTGACTGTTGTAAAGATGCTGTTACAGTTAAAGTTTGTGGAGCACCATTTTTGTCATTGTAACCAATGTTAAAAGTTATGCCTGACAAATCTGTAGGTTGAATTGAAAAATTAGCATTGTCAGAAGTTCTGTAATATGCTCTAAATGTACCTGATGGAATATTTGAAAAATTGCCATCACCAAATACTAAATCAACATTATCGTTGTTTTGTGTTACAACATTGTATATGTTTCTTTCAGTTTTTTCTAAACTATTGTATATTGCATTGTTGCCAACTGTTGATGGAACTTGTTTCCATAAATTTTCCAATTGGCCAAAATCATCTAATTCATATAACCAAACATCTGTGTTGTTGATGTTGTCCACGTTCAATGGTTGCACAAAGTTTGTGGTTGGATTGTCTACATTAAATTCAACATTGCCTAATGTGCCTTGTTTGAACAAAGCAAAAAATCCTGTGTTGGCTGAATTGTCGCCTGCGCCGTCTGTTCTGTAAACGTATGTGAATCCTCCACCTGGTATTGGTGTGCTTTCATAAATGCTTTCTGAGTCTTGTATTGTTGCTGGTACTATTTCAAATACTCTGTCAACTCCGCTTACACCTCTTCTAAAATTAAAAATTGGCAAGTCTGTGTTGTTTGAATTTGAAGTGTATATTTCAGTTTTGATTCCACCAATTGTGTCTGACTCTTGTGGCTTTCCAAAAATTTGTCCACTTACATTGGCCGCGTTCAATATGTTTATAAATTGTTCTCTGTAATTTGCATTTGTGCCATCGTTCCATAACACAGTGATGTTTGCAAGATCTGTTCCAACTGAATCAGTAACATTTTCTGTTGTTGATACAGAAGTAAATTTTAACAATCCTGTGGCAGGAGTGTTTCTTTTTACATTGTAGTTGATTAGTCTGGCTAATCTTAAAATTGAATTTCTTCTTTCTGCTGTTTCTAAAAAGTTTTCTCTGGCATTTAAGTCTACTCTAAATGACAATGACTGAGCAATGTAGGCAATTAGATCCAAAAGTGCAACATATTCTGAACTTTCAATGTAGTCGTTGAAATCATCTGGGTAGTTCTCTCTAAGATAGGCCACCATGGTTCTTCTGATTGTTTCAAAATCGTAGGATTTGAAATCTGCCTGCTGAAATGCAGTGTAGATTTTTCGCCAATCTTCGGCAACTAGTAATCGGTTTTGTCTATCTGTTGTGGCCATACAAATTTGTATGGGTATTTATAGGATTAATTAAGTGCGTATATTAAGATAGACGCAAAGTAGAGTCTTGGTCGAATGAAAAGGTAAGTTTTTCTACCACATTGTAAGGCACATACCTTATAGTTGCCTGTACACTGATGCCGTGATCAAACTCACTTACCACAATATCTTCTGTGACTAGTCTTGGGTCAGCATTTAAATTTGCAGTAATATCGTCTGCAACTGCTTCTTTGAGAGCATCTGTTAATGGTTCAAACAGCACATCATATATTATTGTGCCAAATTCTGGGTTTTCGATTCTTTCACCTTTTCTCACAGACAATCTGTTTATGAGATCCTGTTTTATCAAAGCAAAATCATATAACTTATAGTTGTTCTGTTCTGCTCGAGAACTGAATCCTTTAAAAACTGATCTACCTGGTATGTAACCTGTTGCCATTGTTAAAATCCAAATTTCTTACCTATGCTTTTGACCACTGAGCCAACTTTGCTGGCCACTGATCCTACTGTACTTACCGCACTTGTAACCTCTGTTACAGACGTAACATTGCCACCAACAACATTTTTGTAAGTTTCAGTCACTTTGGAAACATTGTTGTATGAGTTTGTTACTTTGCCTAGACCTGGTACTATGCCTTCAATTTTTTGTCCGCCACCTGTCAAAAGTGTTCCAACTGTGTTTATTGTGTTGACGGCACTACTTAATTGTCCTGACCGTTTGTCCACACCTGCGGTACTGAATGTTTTTGAAATACCTTTTGTATATAACACGCCACTTTCAGTAACAAGCACAGTGGTCAAGTTGTCCACATTGTTTGTCTGTATACTTGAAGTAATTGTGTTGTAAGTTTCAAAAGCACCTTCTGACAAAGTGAGATATCCTGTTGTGTCTTTGGTTAAAAAGTTTGAAGATTTTGTTTTATTGAAACTTTCAATTATGTCCTTTGTTGGTTTGCTTGGATCTGAGGCTATTTTAGCATCTAGGTCTGCTTTGTACTGTGCCCACCTGATACTGACTAAATCAGAATTTCGGTTTGCATTTTCTATAAATCCAGGCGTTTCAATTGCTGTGCTTGTTCCTACAGAACCAAACATTGGATTTAGATCTTGGTGGCCATAGAAAGGTTCGTGTGTAGGCACTCTCATGCCTGACATACCTGCCACTGCTCTGTCAACTTTATATAATGTATCCAGCGGTTGTAAGGTTACATCTGCATAAGTTGTTAGTGCCGTACGTGTACCTGATGCAGAATTAAATGATGTTCTAAACATTGAAGGGACAACTTCTGACACTCCATAAGAATTAAAATGCACTTGTCCTCCTATTAGGTCTACACGAGAACGACCCTGTTGAATATTTTCTGTACCAGCATCTGCGGCTATCTTAGCAAACGCTTTTGAATAAATGTTTTGTGCTTGTGATCTAATATTTCCTGTGGCAATCTGTTTTATTTCTGCTCCATCAATTACTACTTGTCCATTAGGTTCTAATTTTTTTGTTAAGGATTCGTTGGCTTTTAATTTGATGTCCTTGTTAGCGTACATGTTAATATTGCCTTCTGAATGAAAGTTTATATCGCCACCTGATCTTAAATTGTATCCTGTCTGTGCATACACATCAACCATACCGTTGTTTGAAAATTCCATCCACACAGTGCCATCGGCGTTTGCTAGATAAACAACACCTGCTGTGTCATGCATCAACAACTGATGTCCTGAACTTGTTCTTAGTCTTATCAATTGATTTTCACCATTGGCATCACCATCATCCATAACAAAAGTATGTCCGGCTAATCTTGTTGTTTTCTTAGGTGTCAAGTCATCTAAAGGACCTATCTTGTCTGTTTTTGAACTTCTTTTATCTATTGGACCTGGTGTGCTAATTCCAAATACATTGCTGGGTGATTCACGCCTTGCACTTGAAGTTGTGTTACCTCTCACATCGTCTGTAATTAAACCTTGATTTTTAAGTGTGTCTGCAAAAGGATGAATTGGTTTTTTTAAATTTTCAAAACCTAAACCTGGTGCTACATCAAATATACCTCTGTTGGTTTCTGCTACAGGAACATTTTCCTGTCCATATTTTTCTGTGATGCTTGGTCCAGCACTGAATCTTTCTCCAATGTCATTGTTGCTGTAAGACTTATCACTACTTGCAAGACCTGGTGTCATGTGATTTATGAAAGGTTCTTGAATACAACCAATCCAGTATGCTTGAGTAATTTTTCCTTCAGCAAAAATAACTAGAACTTTTGTGTCAATGTCCGGCGGAGTCATCCACATACCATAAGAGTGCTGTGTGTTTTCATACAACGTTGGCGTGGTTTCGTTGACTGCTCCTGGACTTTTGGCTCCATAGAAAGGAGCAAGATAATCACAAGTGATCAATTGGTCTGTTGGCACGTTGTCTGCGCCATGTATTGCAGGCACATAAACACCTAAGCGTCCCATTCTTGTTTCGTCTTGATTTACTTTTACAACTGCAATATACGGACCTGCATTTAAACTTGTGTACGTATCATCACTTTGATTTTTTTGTGTTGATGTAAATCCTTGATTAATTGCCATTATGCGCCTCCAATGTCAAAGACATCTTCTGTTTGTGGTGTGGTTTCATTAGATTTTGATCCACTCCATTTTAATTTTGCTGTAACTTTTCTTTGATTGTTACATCTTGCCATAGTCAAAGTCTGTGTAAACTGTCCTTGATCAAAATTACTTTCTGTTCTTACAATTCTATATAAGCCTGTAAACTGTGGTGTGGCTTCTGAATTGAACTTGTACAACGCTGTGTTTTCATCAAAATCACTAGGAAATTTAAAATTCAATTGCACAACAACTTCGCCGTTGTCAAAGTTAAATGCTCCTAGTTGAGGATCCCATACATTACGTCCAATCTTTGCTCGTATTGTTGACCCTTCACCAACCCTGAACGGTATGGCATAGTCGTGTCCTAAGAAAGCAGGATCACCCATTATTTTCATTTCCACAGTGACCATGTCACCTTGTGGATTTACAAGATAATCATATTGTGCATCTGCAACCGATTGTATTGATCCTGTTTCTTCATTCTGTGGTTGGATGTTTGGATTTTCTGTGTTAAGTGTTGTTATGTACTGACTCAAAGGATGTAGCGGATCTGCTGTATAAACTTTGTCACCAAAAAATGCTCTCACTTTCTTTTTTACAGCACTGATTAGTTTTTTAGGAAAACTTGCATCGGATTTCCTCAACACTGACTGAAAGTAACCTGCATTGTATTCAACGTTAAGATCTAAAATATCTAAATTTTCTCCTGTGTAAATGTAGTTGAACTTTCTTCTAATTGCATTTGTGTAGTCAAAACTGAAACCAAAACCGGCTTTGACAAAATTCAATATGTGAATTTTGAATTCTTTGATATGAAATCTAATTGTTTTTGGATGTTGATTTAAAATGTCGTCTTTTTCTGTGCCTTCCTTAATTGTTGTCACAATTTTGTACCAACTCACATACTGTTCTTCTTCTGATATTAATTTGCCTGCCGCACTGGCTTTGGCTTGTCTAAATAAAATTTCTTCAATATTGTTGTATTTGTCATACTGTCGCACAAGATCTTCTAATATTTTTGCAATTGAATTGTTTTTGTCGTATCTCACAGGAGAAAATCTAGCAACCTTGAAACCAAAAAGTCCGCTGACAGGATATTGATTATCTGAATTGGATTCTATTTTTCCTATTTCAGGATCTGCTGTGATTTCATATTTGTCCGGAAATTGTCTTAGACCTTTTTTGACTTCATTTTCTAGCATGTCGTTGTTAAGATCATCAGCAAATTTTTTCAGTATTCCGTTTAGTCCGTCGCCTCGTTGACCATTGATCTGTCCACCTGTACGAGTATACAAAAATGCATTTATCATTGCAAACTCTGTCCATGGATATGCTTGAACTGTGTATGTTGTGCTACCTGCATTCATTTGCAAAGAAGATTTGCTTAATCTAATTGGATATGTTCTCTTTGGTACAGGATTTGGTAGTGCTATGCCATTGCTGTCATAACCTTTAAATTCTATTGTCAAAAGAAAAGGTGCATTTGTATGATTCATATAACCGTTGTTGAAAGCGGCCGCCCTACATTTTTCCCAAAACGTAATACCATTGGGTTCTTCCAGTTGCATTTCAATTTTGGTATAATTCATAAGTTTTCTAAATTCGTTGGGCCTTGGCACACTGTTTATTGATACACTGTTAAAATATATGTCTCTGCCTTTGCTTAAAATTCTTTGTGAACCTGCCACCCTGTCTGCAACAGTTGTGCCTGTTATTCCTTCTACTTTTTCTTTTACGATTGCATCTCCTGTATCTTCTGCTACAACAGTGTTGCTGACATTGGGGTTTCCTATGCCACCTGTTCTAGCAATAATATCATGTGGTGTGTCAGTAGGAATGCCGTCTGGATTATCCAGTTGGCGTCTGCTTAACGCACTCAAAGTCAAAACATAATTGTAACTTGCAAATTTATGAAGAGCATTTTCTTCAACTAAAGAATTAGTTCTGTTGTCTGCAATTGTTTTTGGTTCAACATGATCTCCCATTTTATATTCCTAGATCAGTTTTCAAGTTGCTTAACTTTGGCAATTGAATTGTGACTCCAGGAGCAAAATCGTAGATAGGATCTTCTATTTCGTTAGGATTTCTCTGAGCAAATACCCACCAAAGTCTTGGAGAGCCATACAAGTCATATGCCAACAGGTCTGGTCTGTAAGCGTAAATTTGGTCAATTTCATAAGACACATCATCGGCTTCTGCTGTTATAGTTCTTGGAGTATAAAAATCCAAACTGACGTTGTTTTGACCAGTTGCATAATAAGGTGATGTGTTTGAATAATCAGCCATTAAATGAATCCTATACCTTCAGGGTTTTTATCGTTGGAGCCAAAGTTATTCAGTTTGCCTGCAACAAAGTCGCTCATTGAAAAGTTCTTAACTGTATCTCTGCTGTAGACTGGTTGAATTTGTACTGTGATTGTACTCAAAGTTGGTGCCCAAGTTTCCGGTATTGTATTACTGTTGTAATCAAAACGCACATTGCTTGTTTGTCTAATTGCGTTTTGCACATCTAACTTGACACCTGGTCCTTGAGAAGTTGCAATATAGTCAACGTCTGCTCTAAGTTCACAAGTCCAGTTGGTCACAATCACAGGAATATTTTTGAACACATGATTTCCATAACCATTGAATTTTAAAATTGGTGGTGGATTACCTCTGGTTCCATCTTCACCTCCAAAAAACATTTTTGTCACTGCTCTTAAGAAATGTATAGTTGCAACCCATTGTGCGGCATCTGATTGATTCTGCACCGGAAACTCTCCCACAATGGTCATGTTTGCTGGCTCTGAATTTTGATACGCATAATAAGGATAGTTTGCATGTGTTGTTGCCAACTGTGAATAATTTGCTGTGTGTTGAATAATCACAGATGGTGTGATTGGAAAAACTATTCCGCCTGTTTCTGCCAGTGGACCTAAAATTTTGTAATCTTGACTGTTAGCAGTTGTGTTGCTGTTTTGGAAAAACATAGTGTTCAAATCACTCTGTGAAGGAATGGTAAGTTTCACTCTCCAGTCGGTAGCACCATTACGTGTGGTCCATTTGGCTGTTTGTGGTGTGCCTGAGTTAATAAGACCTTTTTCAGCACCTTTGTTTAATCCGGCACCAAAAAGTCTGCCCAGTGTTCTGTTGAATACGCCCTTTGCCACAGTGCCTACTGACTTGCCAAGTGTGTTTTCGTTTCCTGTAAAAGGTTGTGTTGTCATAAAAAATATCGTATAATAAAACATATTTATAGGCACAATAATAGGCGCATTTAATTAACATAACGGCCCATTTTACAGCACATTTCAACAGACCTGTTTGTGGTCATTCTAAACTTAAATTGAAAGAGAATTATGAAAAGAGTGAACTACTTAAACAACCGAGATCTGCTGAAACAGATACATCTCAGCAAAAACACATATTGTTCCTATGTTGCACCTGAAGACAACGAGTACGATATAATTGTCACAGACGTGAAAAAGATTAAAGGCCCAGCCATAGCACTGGCCAGAAAAGCCAGAGCAAAAAGACTCACACAACAAGCATGGGAAACTGCCAAAGCAGAAGGTGGCCGAAAGAAAAACAAATTAAAAATGAGCGACTTTGAAGTTTCAACCAGAAAGATTGACAAAACAGATCTTGTGTTTAGAGTAATGACATTTGATCACATACCAGAAGAGCCTGGCAGAAAAAACAATCCTAAAACTGTGGCAGACAAACATGTCAAATTAAACTTTCCTCCGTTTCAACATTATAGACTAGACAAAAAAGGCAAACTGACATGTGTGGGAAAATCACACTGGGTAGGCGGAATGCAAAACGGTTCCTTCAAACACACACAAGGAAACATCACTGCTGAACTGGCAAAGATGTATATGAAACTGTGCGAAAGATACGGCACAAGATCCAACTGGAGAGGATACACATACAACGATGAAATGCAGTCACAGGCACTGATGCAGTTGAGTCAGATAGGATTACAGTTTGATGAATCAAAATCAGAAAATCCATTTGCCTATTACACAGCGGCCATCACAAATTCATTCACAAGAATACTAAACATTGAAAAGAAAAATCAAAATATCAGAGATGACATTATGGAACAAAACAATTTGATGCCATCTATGACAAGACAGATGAGTGAAGAAGTTGAAAGACAAAAGAAAAAAATAAAAGAAAACACAGCGCCAGTAAAAGTGGCCACCAAAACTTCAATGGCGTTGTTCAATAGACATATGAAAAAAACTGGCAAGGCAGATTACAGTCTACTTAAATACAAGGAAGTAAAAAAGTAATGGCATTTTTTAAAAAAGTCGCTTGTTTTACAGACATCCATTTTGGGATGAAAGGTAATTCAAGAATCCACAACGACGACTGCGAAGCATTCATATACTGGTTCATAGAACAAGCCAAAGCACATGGCTGTGAAACTTGTATATTCTTAGGCGACTGGCACCATCACAGATCCAGCACAAACGTTTCCACAATGAACTACACAGTTTCAAACATGGAAAGACTGGGCAAAGCATTTGAAAAAGTCTATGTGATAATGGGTAATCATGATTTATTTTACAGAGACAAAAGAGAAATTAACTCCATGGAGTTTATTAGAAACATTCCAAACATACACATTGTAAATGAATGGATCGAAACCGATGACGTGGCCATTGTACCTTGGATTGTGCAAGACGAATGGAAACGTATACCTCAAATGAAACAGCGATATATGTTTGGACATTTTGAATTGCCTTATTTCCAAATGAATGCCATGGTTGAAATGCCAGACGTGGGCGGAATAAAAGCAGAACACTTTGTAAACCAAGAATATATGTTCACAGGACACTTTCACAAAAGACAAGTAAGAAACAATATCAGTTACATGGGCAACTCTTTTCCACACAACTATGCTGATGCTGGAGATGATGAACGAGGCATGATGGTATTAGAATATGGTGGCACACCCAAATATATCAATTGGCCTAATATGCCAAGATACAGAAACTACAAAATTAGTCAACTGTTGGCTGATCCAGAGGCATTACTAAAAGAAAAAATGTATGTGAGAGTAACACTTGATATCAAAATAAGTTATGAAGAAGCAAACTTTATTAGAGAAACATTTATCGACAAATACAAGTTAAGAGAACTACAACTGATTCCAGAACAAGTAAATCAAGCACAAGAAACTACTGCTGTGATTGAAAAGTTTGATAGTGTTGATCAAATAGTTGTAAAACAATTGGAAAGTGTTGATTCACAAACCTATGACAAAAAAATACTAATGGCAATCTACAACAACTTGGATGTAAAAAACTAGGAGACTTATGGAACTGGTAAAACTAATTGAACAA